TTACTTTATTTTTATTAATCCATTCATGATATTTATTATTTGACTTTAATGTATTATTTAATAAATCTTGTTTAATTTCATATAAATCTTTATTTAATTCTTTTCTTAATTTTGTTTTAGTTCCTTTTTCACATTTTTCTAACAATTCATTATTTTGTTTTTTATATGATGAATTAACAAATCTATTGAGATATTTTATAAAGTGTAATTTAATATTATTTTCAATGTTAGTAAGCATATCAATAGACATATAACCTAATATTTGAGATAGATTAACACCATCTAATTTATTTTCATAATTAAGTTTTTTATATTCATCGTCATATAATTTTTTAAACTCATTATATAAATTTAAATTAGTTCCTTTTGGTTTAGGTCCCTGACTATCTTTTAATAATGACTTGAAAGCCATTTTAATTGTATCATCAGTAATTAGTGGTATATTTTCTTTATTGTGATATTTATTTAAAATCCATAATCTTAAAAATTGATATGTGTGAATAACAATTTGATGAGTTCTATAACAGGCATCAAATAATTTAGTTTGGTTTAATTCATTTTTAGAAATAGATTTTAAAGAACATTTAATTGTTCTATATTTATCAGGAGGTTTTTTACCATTCATATTATATATAATTATATAACATAATTTTAAATAGTTTTAAACGCATAAAATAATTAACAAAATTTTTTATAAAATAATTCAATATATTCATTAATTTCTAATTTAAAATCGTAGTTTCCAGTTTTATTGATAATAAATTTATTTAATAGTTCATTATCAAATATATATGCTTTTATACTTTTTTTATTTAATAATTTTGATTTAATATATCGATGAACACCATCAAATATGTTTCCCTTAATATCCATAATAATTGGGTACTTTAAATTAGCCTTATTTATTCTATTATAATCATCTTTATATTTTTTAGGATTATTCAATACATCATTAACTGAAATATTGCCATCACCCCAACCCTTAGCATCCATATTATAATTTATTGTATTTACATTAATTTTAGTTGCTTTTGGTTTGAATATATTTATATAAGCAAACATTAAATCAACACTATAAACATTTTTACCTTTTGATGTTGTATGTGGCATATATATATATTATTATATATAAATTTAATTATTTTCAGTATTTTTTTCTTTTCTTTTTAAATACGCCCGTCTATTATATTCCTTAATTTTTTCTGGATCGGATTTTTTATATTTATTTTTTTCTTTATATTCCATTACTTTTTTTATAATTTCTTCTTTATGATTTTCATAAAATTTTTTATTTCTTTTTGGAGCAGTATATTTTTTTAAATGTTCCGTTAATTCATTAATTTTTTCTTTTAAAAGTTTATTTTCTTCAATTAATTTTTCAATACTAGTATTTTCCATTTATATATAAAAAATATTATTAAATCTTTATTTAATATATATGTCAGAATATTATAATAAATATTTAAAATATAAAAGTAAATATTTAGAATTAAAAAATAATGATATGATTGGTGGTGGTAAAAATAATAAATTTATATTAGTTGATGGTACTAGTTCATCTGGTAAATCTACTATATGTAAATATTTTAGTAAAAGAAATTTTTTATGTTTTCAAATTGATAATTATTTTAATGATAAAAGAATAAAATTTGATAATATATTTAAAAAAATTAAAAATAAATATGGTGAAACTGATAAAATTTATGATTATGAATCCGTGAAATACATGGTAAATGATGCTGTAAAAACAAATAAAAATATATTATTTGATCATGTTTCACAAAAAGAAATTATTAATAATTTTATAATAATGACAACACAACATACAAATGATTTTAAATTATCAGCAGTTAAATTATATTTAAAATTTAATAGTATTAGGAAAGTTTCCGAATTATTAAATTGTAGTAAATCATCATTACAAAGATGGATAGAAAGATATTTTGAAACTGGCAATATAGAAAGAAAAATTTACAAAAATAGAATTACAATAATTACAAATGAAATATTAAAATTTATAATTAGTATGATTAAAAATAATCCAACAATAACATTATCAAAAATCAAAAAGAAAATTATTAAAAATCATAAAATAGATATATCTGTATCATATCTATTTTACATTATTAAATATAAATTAAATTTAACTAATAAACAACTAAGAAGAAAATATTATCCAGAAAAGAAATTATCAACATTAAAAAAGGATAAAATTAATTTTTATAAACAAATTATTGATAAAGGAAAACGAAATATAATATCAATTGATGAAACTGGTTTATATCTAAATATGATGAAAAATAATGGAGCGTCTTTAGGCTTTGCCTAAAGCCTTGCTTTGCATAGATGTGAAAAAGGTAAAAGATGTTATAAAACAATACATACTTATCCATTTGTAAAGTTTAATTTTATTTGTGCAATTAAATATGGTAAAATAATTGGTTATACTTTATATGAAAAAAATACAGGAGGAATTGATAGTAATAAGTTTAGTGAGTTTTATAATAAATTTATAAAAACTAAATATAAAAATCACTTAATTATTTTAGATAATGCTAAATTTCATAAATCAAAAGATGTGATTGACAATATTGAAAAATCTGAAAATAAAATAATATATAGTTTAGCATATAATCCAGCTCTTAATCCAATAGAAAATCTATTTAGTCAATTTAAAAATCATATTAAAAATAAAAGTCCTGATAATTACGATGATTTAAAAGAAACAATAAATTATATTTTTAAAAATAAAATAAAAAAAGACCATATTAAAAATTATTTTAATTATTTATTTACACAAGCTAATGATTTTATAAATAAAAATACTTAAATAACTGTCCCATTTTTCAGTGAAAAAGGTGTAATGCTTTTATCTAATCCAAATATTTATATATCTTGTTTTGATTTAGGTGAACATAAATATACATTACCTTGTTATGAAAAATTGAAAGAAATATTTGGCGATAGATTAAATTTAACAATCGGGGATAGTACAAAAACATTACAAAATGTTAATAACAATTATGATTTAATACATATTGATGGAGGACATTCTACTGAAGTTGCTGAATCAGATATTATTAATTCATATAGATTAAGTAAACAAGGAACTATATTAATCATGGATGACTATGACTTTCATAATTTGCATGATCTATGGGATGCCTACATTATAAAATATAATTTGGAAAAAATGCATATAAATATTTACAATTCTCCACATCATGATATTAAATATGTAAATAAAAATTAAATTATTTTAAAAATGGTTTCATTATTTGTAAAATAATTTAATAAAAATTAAATTATTTTAAAAATGGTTTCATTATTTGTAAAATAATTTAATAAAAATTAAATTATTTTAAAAATATCCTTCTCTAACTTATTTAAAATTTCATCATCATAATTCCCTAAAATCCAATCATTAATATCAATTAAATATTTCTTTAAAAATGTATCCCTAATCTCTGTAATTTTCTTACTAAAATTTCTTATTATACTCTTAAAACTAATATTATCTATTTTAATATGATTAATTAAATTAATAGCAATATTTTCAATTGTTAATTTATCATTATTAATATTTAACAATCTCTGATATACCCACCATATACACCATACACCACAAAAGCCATTAGGATCTCCTATTTTACATTTTTTAGTTTCTAAACTCTCAATACGCTGAAATCCAATACTAGGTAAAAATTTATAGGGAGGATAATAAATAATATTTTCATCTATTTGTTTAAATTTATTCTCTAATAAATTATCTAATAATGATGGATTATAATTTAATCCTGTAGGAAAGTTAGATCCATTTGGTTCAAAACGTTCAATTGTTTTATTTTTTATATCCCAGAAAATTATATTAGCATGTGATCCAACAGATGTTATAATACCAATTGGTATACATAAATATTTATTTTCTTTATATTTTCTATTTATAACATCATCAAAATATGAAGGAACAAATAATTTTTGATAACACCATACTATTTCAATATTTGAAAAATCTAATTTGTATGGATAATCTAAACTTAATTTTTGATAATAACTTTCTAGAGATTTATTAATTGTTAAAGGATAATCTAAAATTATACTAAAATTTTTATGTTTAAAATCATTATTTAATAAAATTAATCCAAATAATATATCAATAGGAGATCCAGTATAAAAACAGAAATTAGTAAATATTCCATTATCTAATATTAAATTAAGATTAGATCTAGATGGAAGTGTTCTTCTTTCTTTTGTAATTATCTGTTTAATTTTACTTTTACATATTTCTTCACTATTTTCACCTGTAATTTTGTTTTTATCATTAATTAAATTTTTTAATTTATCAAATAAATCATTAGAACACCATTTTTCCCAATCAATAAGTAAATCTTTCTTATTAATCTTAATTTGATTATAATAAGATTCAACAATAATATTTAAAATATCATCAGTTATTTGAATATATTTTAAATTATTATCTTCAATAAAAAAATTTAATGGTTTTATAATTAAAATATCTTTAAATAAATCAATTAAATTATTATTAACTATCTTCATTAAACATGTTACACCTATATTATTTTGAATATTTAAATCAGACTCTAAAATTATTATTTTAATAATTTCAATATGTTCTTTAAAATTAATATTTTTATCTAATAACAAATGTAATGGAATATCACCATTTATATTAGAAAGATTATATTGAATATTTTTAATTTTATTTAAAAATAATTCTAAATAATGATACCTACTATCAATTATAATATAATGTAAAGGTGTATTTCCTAAAAAGTCTGATAAATTAAAATCTATATTTTTATCTAATAATATTTTAAATAACTTATAATTATCCAAAATTATTGATTGATGTATAATTGATAATCCAAAATCATTTGATACATTATTTAAATTAATATTTAAATCAAATAATTCATACACAATTTCTGATTGATAGTTAACAGCAACTTGAATAATTGTTTCACCATTACTTGTTCTGAAATCAATAAATTTATAATTTTTTAAAAGATAATTTAATATTTTAAATCTATTATACATTAAACATAATATATAACTATTATTACCATCTTTCCCATAAATGTAAGGATCTGCACTATTTTCTAATAATAATTTAAATAAACTTAAATTATTAAAAATTATTGCATAATGAAGAGATGTATAACCTAAAATATCTTTAATATTTATAATTGAAATACCTATTGTAGTTTTATTATATTCAATCAATATTTTACATAAATCATAATAATTAAATTTCACACAATTATATAATAAAGTACGACCATCGCTATCAAAAATGTCTATTCTAATATTTATATTATCTTTTTTAGATAAATCTAAAATTAAATTAATTATTTTAATTTGATTATAATTTATTAGATATTGAATAAAATAATTATAATTTTCATCTTTAATATCAAAATTAATAAATTTTTTTTCTTTAATCAAATTATATATTTTATCAAAATCTTTATTTTTTATTAAACTAAATATTTCCATATTAATAGGTAGATAAATTATTTCTCAAATAAAATATCCCATGAACTATTAACAACACGTCTGTAAAATATATTTTTACCTGCTGTAAAACTTGGTCTAGTTATTTTAAATATATCTCCAATTTTAGCACCATAATATCTTGCCATCATATCAGTTAAAAATAAACGAGCTAATTCTGCTTCAGTAAATTTATTTAAAATTTCTTCTCTTTCCTCTCCAACAATGATTTCATGTTTTGGAATAAAAATTTTACTAGGAATATCTTCTAACATTTCACTTTCAAAGAAAAATTCTGCATTTTTATAATCATTAACAATCTGTTTGACTACTTTTTTTGCCACATCTTTTGCAATAATAATTTTATGAATATCTAAATTATTAGATAAATAAACATCCAATGGATGGCCTTGTACTATACTGGTTAATTTAGCATTAACTAAATAAATACCCATATTAAGTTTATCTAATTCAAATGTTGATTTATTTTGAAAATCTTCAACATTAAATTTTTTCATTTCATTTTCCCAAGAATTAATAATTTTTCTACGTTCTAACATTTTTAAAATATTTTCAATAACTGTTTGATTAATTTCACGATTATTATATTCTACACTAACTGACATTATTATATTTGATTAGATAATCTTTTAAATATATTATTTTCAACATTTTTAATCTAACATTAATAATTTATGATTTTAAATTTAAAATATATTTAAATTAATAATAAAATATATTTTCTTAATTTAAATTTTTTTATCTAACTAAATATATATGTCTAATTTAGATTTATCAAATAAAAATTTAATGATACCATCATATGAATTTCTAAGACAAAAATCACAATTACAAATGGTAAAAGAAAAATTATTATATTCACAAAATAAAATAAAAATATTGAATAAAAGACTAGAACGATGTAAATGTAATACTGTAGATAACAATGAAGATACAATTACTGAAAATTTTACAAATATTAATAAAATTAAATCTTCAAATAATATTTTATTTATATTTTTAATTTTATTTATTTTATTTATTTTTTATAAATTTAAAAAAAATTGATTAAATAATTAATTGGAATTAATAAATTATATTTTTGTTTATATTATTAAAGAGTATATCCAAGTGGTCAAAGGAAAAAATTATTTAAATTTTTAAGATCTTCACATCCAGTGTAATCTTTTCATAGGTTCGAATCCTATTGCTCTGATAAAAAAAATAATATAAACTGAGAAAAAAACTCATAAAAATATAATTTATTTAAATTATATAGTTTATTTAATTATGTAAAATATAATTTTATTTTATTTAAAGCTAACTCTATTTTAAATTTAAGTTTAAAAAATTTAATTAATTCCTTATGACAACAATTACATAATTTATTATCTATTATAATTACTTATCATAAATAATTATAAAAAAAAATATCTAATTCTTTTTATATACATATGACTGATGAGTTAGAAATTACTAACTTAAACAAATTAACAACAAAATATAATAAAGCATATGATGAAGCGCTTAGAAAACATAATATAAAAAGAACTAAAAAAAGTTTACTTGAACTTATCAATGCAGAAGCACGTAAAGATCCTGATGTATTAAAATTAAGAATAATATATAATGAAGCCTGGAATGCTGGAGTTAGATATTATATTGACAATAAAAAATTAATAGATCAATATATGAAATTATACGAACCTAAAAAGATAACTGTAGACACAATTATAAAAAAAGGATACTTAATAAATGAAGTTATAAAAACTGGATTTTCAGAATATCAAGAATATAAAAGAATATTAGATTTAATTGTTATACCTAATAAGAATTTAACCGAAAAAATAAATGAAGTTGTTAAAAAAATACAAGAAAAAAATGTGGATGAAAAAGTTACAGATGAAGATTTTACAAGATATAAATATTTAAAATACAAGCAAAAATATTTAGAATTAAAAAAATATAATATATAATTTAGTTAAATGTTTCCATAGATCAGTTGGTTGAATCATGTGACTGTTAATAACAAAGTTTTAATCTTTACTGAAAACGTATATAAGTATAATTATATTAATTATCTAATTTAAAATTTTTATTATTATTTTTTAAATAAAATTGTCTAGTGATATAATTTTATTTAAAATTTTTATTATTATTTTTTAAATAAAATTGTCTAGTGATATAATTTTATTTAAAATTTTTATTATTATTTTTAAAAATTTTAAATAAAATTGAATTTAAAATACTTATAGATAACTTCTCTATAATTATAATGTACAATCCATTTATTTTCAAACTAGAATCAGGTAACTCAGATATTTTAGAACAAACTAGTGATAATGATTTAATTACAAGTTCTACTGTAAATTTACCATTGTCAAGTTTAGGATTCCATACTTATCTTCATCGTACTAAAAGTGCTTTATCAATTACAAGTAATCTACAAACTAAAAATAATTTTTATTATGTTGTTAATCCATTTGAAGAAGAAGTCGCTAGTTATGAAGATTCTCTTAATAATCTTACAAAACATTATCTAAATATTAAAAATGATCGCCCAGAAATTCTATCAAGAGCATTTTATAAAATGTGGGAAATTTTATATTTATTTAATCTTACTGATAAAAATGAATTAACATATGCTGCTATTGCAGAAGGTCCCGGTCCATTTATTCAAGCAGTAATATTATTTAGAGAAAAATTAGGAAATGGTGTTTCAAATGATAAAATATTTGGTGTTCGCGTTCATTCAGAAAAAGGAAAGTATTTAGAAATGGGTAAACAATTTTTAGGTTTTTATAATGAGAATTTTCCTGGATTAATTAATGTTCAAAATACAATTAATCCAAGTAAAATTAAAAAATATAAAGGTAAAACTACTGGAGATATTACTGATATTAAAACTATTAGCTTATTAAAGAAAGATATTGAAAAAACTAAACAATTTGCAGATTTAATAACTGCTGATGGAGAATTTGAATGGGATGATAAAAATTTTCAAGAACAAGAAGGATATAAATTAATTCTAGGAGAAATAATTGCAGCATTAAATGTTCAATCAAAAGATGGTCATTTTGTGCTTAAAATATTTGAAAGTTTTACAATGCCTACTATTAAATTATTATATATTTTATCAAGTTTTTATGAAGAAACATATATTTATAAACCATATTATTCTAGACCATCTGAATCAGAAAGATATATCATATGTAAAAAATTTAAATATGATCAAAAAAAAGATTCAAACTTGTTAAATATAAGAATTAAATCTTTACAAAATGTCCTTGAGCAAATGAATACATTAAGATTCGTATATGATATATATCCAGACTTACAAGTTCCTCAAATATTTATTAATAAAATTAGATTTATTAATATTAAGATTGCAAATCAACAACAAATTATGATTAATGAAATAATTAAATATATTAAAGAAAATAATTATTTTGGTGATAAATATCATACATTTAGAGAGAAACAAATTGATGCAACTAAATGGTGGGTAAGTAATTTTTATCCTCCTTCTAAAAATATTTATGATAAAAATAAAGAAGAGTCTAGAAAAATTATCGAATCATCACTACATAAATATAATATTGAGCAAGAAAAATTTTCAAATCAGTTAATTTATAATTAATAAAAATTGAAAAATTAAATTATATTAATATTATATTAATTACTAAAAATGTGTGATTCAGATTATTCGGATGATGAAGAACAATCTTATGATCAGCAAATTAAAAATTTAGCAAAAAACGAGGCAATTAGAATTTTTACAAAAATAAATGCAGCATGTGAAAGTATTAAAAAAGCATATGTAAATAAAGATAGTAAATGTATAATTATGGAATTATTATCAATTAATATTTGTTATAAACTATTTCAAAATATGGTAGTTAATATAATTGAATATGTATTAAAAAATGAACCTATAATTTGTGATATATATTACACATATTATATATACATAGCAAATAAAGAAATTAAACCATATATTCACATGTCAAAAGAATGTAAAATTGAAGCACAATTAATTAGAGATAAACTTAATTTTTAATCATAAAAACAGAATCTTCAGATGGTAAAAAATATTTATTTTTAATAAAAGCAATTTGTTCATATCCCATTTTTTTATATAATTGATATGCATTTATATTAGATCTTCTTGTATTTAAACAAAGAGTAACATTTTTATTATCATCAAAATGTTTAATTATTAATCTTTTAGCTAATCCTTTTCCTCGATATTTTGGATGTATACAAATCATGGTGATCCCATAATATTCATCAAATTGATTAAATAATTTTCCTTTATCATTAATAGGTTCAAAAATATCTTCCTTATATTCATGATCACTTTCTATTTCCATTTTTTTATTACATGGAGTAATTTTTCCTTGTAATAAAACACCAATTATTTCTGAATCTTTTTCAATAATAATTCCAGTATTTAAATAATGTTGAATATTTGATCTATACCAAAGATCTGAAGTACTAAAACAATTATTATGCAATTCATAAATCTTTTCTAAATCATCTTGATTAGATCTTCTAATTTTAATTTTCATATATTTATTATATGAAAATTTAATTTTAAATCAAAAATATTTAAGTTTATATTAATTAATATTATAAAAAAATATTTTATAATATTAAGATGGAAAATTATAACTTACAAAAAAATTCAAGAATTATTAAAATAGCAACAACCAAAAAAAATAATAAAATAAATGAATTATTACAATTAAAAGAAACAATGATTAATAATAATATAGATGAACAAATAATTAAAAAATATATTGATGAACAATATAATATTATTAATAATAATTATCAAGAAAGTATTAATAAAAAAAGAGACTTAAAAAAGAATATGAATAAAAGAAGAGAAGATGCTATTAAGTTTCTTCTGAAAAATAAAAATTTCCTTGAACAAAATAAAGCTAATCCTGAATATATTAAAGAATATGTTAAAAAACAATATGAAGATATAAATAAAACTTATGTTATTGACGATGGGATTAATTTTATTGATGAATAAATTCAATATTACTTTAATATTAATTTTATTGATGAATAAATTCAATATTACTTTAATATTAATTTTATTGATGAATAAATTCAATATTACTTTAATATTAATGAATAAATTCAATATTACCTATAATACCATCATTGACAACTAAGCGTTTTTCAAATAGTTTAATTATATTTTTATTATGTGAAATATAAAGAATAATTTTATCTTTAAATATATGTCTTATATTAATACATATTTCTTTGGCAATATCATCATTTAGATTTTCATCTAATTCATCAAATAATAATATATTATAATTTTTCCTAATAACTGTATATATAATCTGTGATATATATAATCTAACTCTTTCTCCACTTGATAGTCTTTCGACATTAATTTTTTCATTTTGATTAAATCTATGTTCCATTTTAGAAAATTTTATAGAATAATTAATTAAATTAATATCTGGATTTTTTTCATAATTTGAAATAATATTAAATAAATAATCACTATAAAATCCTTTATTTCCAGGGATTGATATAAATGTTTGACCACTAATATTATTAATAGTTGGTTCTATTTTAAGGACATTTGGAATAATTATTCCTTTTAATATAAATAATAATGATGTTTTACCACTTCCTGATATTCCATTAATTAAAATATGACCTTCAATTATTAACGGACTTGTTATTCCAATTTTAGGTTTATCATTTTTTAATTCACTAATAACTATTTTATTAATCAAATCAGTATTAGTTATAATATTTGGTTCATAACTAATCTTTTCTAAATATTTTAATCTTTCCTCTATTTTATTTACTACTTTATTTTTATAAAATTCTGCCATTTTATCTGATATAAATTCAACATCATATACAATCAAAAAATAATAGAAAAAATCATACTGATTTAAATCATTAACTTTTGAATAAATTAAAATAATCATAAATATTATCATTGCAATATTTGAACTATAATTTAATTTATTATTTATTTTATGCATATTAAATTTTGTTTCTTCTAATTTATTTGTATTATCTATTAAATAATCTGAATTTAATTCATTATTAATTAATAAAATTTTACTATTTGCAATATAATTTCTAACATTATTATCATGTTCAATTGTATCTTTTATTATTGGTTCTTCATCTATTAATCTTATTTCATTAAAAGTTTTAATAGCAATATAAAAAATAGCAAATAATACAATAATTAAACCACTTCTTTTATTCAAAGCAATTACTATTAATGTAATATAATAAAATGGAATTTCAAATTCATTTTTCCCATTTAATATATATTGTTCTAAATTATCATTAAAATTATTTAACATTACATTATATTCTAATAAATTAAAATTTAATAATTCATTCTTATTCATATGTTTAACTCTATCATTAAAATAAAGAGAATTAGCTAATCTTACTTTTTTTATAAAATCTGAAGAAACATCTTTTAATAATTTTTCTATTGGAATTTTTAATGAGAACATAAAAATTAATATCAATGAAAAAGTTTTTATTAATTTAGGATTATTTTTAATAATTTCAGAAAATATAATAAGAACCCAATAAAATCCTCTTATAATAAAACTACTGAAAATTGATAATACAATAAATTTTATAAATTGATTTTTTAAATCATATTTTTTTAATAAAAGATCAAAGTGTTCTTTAATAGTCATTTATAATATTATAGAAATTTTATTTAATTATAAGTATAATATAGTTTTTAATTTTTATTATATTATAATTATAATTGCTAAATTCTGATAAATCATAATTATTAGGTAATTTAAAAATAATTGGTTTATTATTGTTTATTCTTATTTTTTGTATAATATCATTTAAACTTAATAATCCCAAATTAAATCTTAAATTTTCTTTATTTTTATAATTAGGACCACCCCAAGGAGGATCAAAAAAATACAAATCATATGTATCAATCAAATGATTATTACAATCATCGTTAATTAATATTACATTACTTAATTGAAAACTTTCTATATTATTTTTCAATATTTCAAATCTTTCTTTATTTAATTCAATCCCACAAACTTTTTTAAAATATTTAGAAAAAGAAATAATATTACCTCCTAAACCGGCAGTTCCATCCAAAATATATAGATCAGATCCAAAACTATTATTAATAATATTAGATAATTTATCTGCATCAGAAGGTAATGATATTGACCATAATCCTTCAATATCATATTTTAATAATGAACTATTAGGTATTAAAGGAAATACCCTATTAATAATATTTGTATCCATATTTAAATTACATTAAAATTATATTTTTAAATTAAAATTAACGAGAAATTTAATAAATATTTATTAAATATTTATTCTTAATAAATATTTAAAGTATAATTTTTTTATATGATAATGAAATATTTAATATTCTTAATAACATTGATATCGTGTAATAGTCATAATATCAATCCAAAATTATGCATAAATTGTAAGAATTTTATTGGAGATTATATTGGAAATAAATATGGAAAATGTAAAGCTTTTCCTATTATATCTCAAAAAGATGACGAATACTTAGTTACTGGTAAAATTAAAAAAGTAGAAACAGTTTATACATATTGTAGTATTTCTAGACAAAATAAAAATATGTGTGGAGAAATAGGATTAAAATTTGAGAAGAAATAATTTTAGTTTTAACATTTAAACCAATAATTAGTTTAAATGTTAATTAAGAATGGGTATTGATAGGTTTAGTAATTTTATATTAAAATCTATTGGTAATGATAATATAGATGAAGTTAATGTTAGTAATAATATAAAAATAGTTGCTGCTAATTGTGTTATTTTTGATGCTAACTTTTTAATTTATCAAGAAATTATTGAAATTGAAAATGAAGTGAATGATATAATTAAAATATTATTATGTTTACCTTCAGTAAATAATAATTATACTTTATTAGAAGAATATTTAAAAAAAATATTATTACAACCTCACTGGCAAGTATATAATTTTAAAAATTTATTTGATGGATATAATGAAGATGAAATTATTTCTAAATTTTTAACAAATATAACTATAAAAAAAACATTTACAAATAATAAAAATGATATGTTATCACTTATTGAATTAGTTATTTATGAAAAAATATTTAATAAAATAATTTATTTAATTAATAAATTACATCATTCAAATTTTATTCAATCAATTGCTATATTTTTTGATGGCATACCATCTATTTCTAAAGTTATTGAACAACGAAGAAGAAGAATGAAAACTCATTTAGAATCTGTAGAAAGGAAAAAATTATATAAAATATATTTTGATGAATTAGAAATTAATAAAAAAAAATTAAATGATAATATTAATAAAAATTTTACTATCTCTGATGAAAATACTTTATATTTTGATTATATTAAATGGATTAAAAATAGATTCACAACTAATAAATCAATTAGTCCATCATCAATATTTGTAAATAATTTAGAAGATTTTATAAAATTAAAATTAACAAAAGTATTTCCTAAATGTAAAATTTATATTAATAGTTCTAATGAAAATGGAGAATCTGATCTAAAAATATTTAAATTTATATCATCAAGTGAAAATAATTATGATTATTCAATTCATACATCTGATTCAGATTTAATACATCAAATATTAGTTCAACAAACTTATTATAAAATTATTGGTAAAGATATTAATCTTTGTTTAATTAAATATATAAAAAAAAATAGTTCAGAAGAATGTGCTCAAATAATGGAAGCATCTAATGTTATAAAATATTTATTAGAATCTTATAATAATATTAATTATATAAAAACTAATAATTATAGAATAATTTGGGATTTATGTTTATTATTTTATTTTTTTGGGAATGATCATTTACCTTCATCAAATGATATTGGTCCTGAGTTAGGGTTAGATTTTTTTTATACAACTCATTATAAAGCACTTGGAAATAATAATGTAATTAGTTTAAAAAAATCAATGATTAATTTAGATTTAAATAATTTAAAAATATTATTACAAAAAATTAATGAAACTAGTGAATATAATATTACGAAAATGATTTTATTTAGATATTTTAAAATAAATGGTCAGATGGTTAACTTATTAATTGATAAATTTAAATTAAATTTTCAAGGGATTTTAGATTTTCTTAGAAAATTTATAATTAATAGAGGATTATACTTAAGTGATGAAGAATTCAATAATTTAGATGAGTTAGATTTAAGAAAAATATTTTGTTCAAATTTAGAAAACAAAGAAGTATATAAAGATTTCAGTATTTTTAATTTAAATGATTTTAATTTAAATTTATTAATGGATTCTATAAAATTAATTGAAGATAATATTGATTATTATGAAAGTAGTTATAATGGTTTAATAGTTTATATTAAACAAATTAATTGTACATGTGATGTTTATCAGGATTTATATAATTTTATTAATGAAAAAACAACTTTTAATTTAAATCAATTGTATCCTTATCTTTATGAATATAATGATATTAATCAATATTTTAAAGAAAAAAATTCATATAATTCAAATGATTATTTAAAGAAAATATATCATATAATTTTTTCACAATTTGGAAATATGAAAGATTTCCATAATGATAATTTAACATTTTATCAATATTATCATACACCTCCACTATCTGTTTTAATAGATTTTATTAATGAATTAAATACTGATTCAAATTTAACAAAAAGTTGGTTAAAAGAAATTAAAAATGATAATGTTGATAAATATTTAGATTCAGTTAGTCATTATTTAATTATAAGTCCATTTCTTTTATCTTATAATATCACTAATGAACTTTATAAGAAAATTGAACCTATTGATAATTTATGGGTTAATGATATAAATAATTTTAATTATCGAAAAATTGATATACATGAATTTTTAAAAGTCTATTCTACTGCATTAAATAATAAAAAATCAAATATTGATATCCATGAAATTATATGTTATGAATAAAAATCTTTAGAATTTTTATTAATATAAAAAAAGTTATATGCACATGCTCATAACATTAAATATGTCAATACTATAATTATAATAACTATTATACTTGGATTTTTATTTGATTGTGTTGGTAATACTGATGGACTTGGTGTTTATATATTTTTATTTAATTGTTCTTGATAAACCACAATCATCAAAAAAATATATATAATAATTATATGAACTTGTTACTAAGTATTTACCTGTACTGTCACAAGATATTGATAATAAATTTAAATTAGGTTTAATTATTATAGGATCCACTCCATATAATTCCACACCACTATCATACGAAATAAAAATACCTTGATTTGTACAACATACAACCACAAACATACCATCATCACTACATGTTATAGCTCTAATATAATTTTTATTTTGAATTAATTTAGTCTTTGTAAATTTTTATTGTATTATAGTTAATTTATAATCGCCATTTGTATAGTACATTATTAATAAAAAAAATAAATTTAAATATTTTATTTAAATTTATTTTTATTATATGTTATTATTTATTATTCTTTTTTAGATCTATACTCTAATTCTGTTACATAGTTTATTATAATTATGATTATATTTTAATGAAATATTTAATATTTTTAAAAACATTAGTAGATGGTAATAATAACGTTTTTAATTCTATATTATGTATATTGTAAGAATTTTATTGAAAATTTGTAGAAAATAAATTTCATATAGTTTAATCATTTTTTCAAAGAATAAATTATATTATAAAGTTTGATTATGACTTGAAATTTTGAAATTGAGTAGTTCATTATTACTAATATATTTTAAAATTAAAAATCATCTTACAAGTATTTATTTTTAATAAATATTTTAATACAAAAATTATATTGTATATGATTTAGTTTTATTATTACAAATAATAGGTATAACAGGGTCGCGATCAAATCCGGCGGGACATTTATTATAACATAAACCATTAATATTGTCTTTATCACTAGAACATATTTTTTGAGTAATTGAATTATTCCACATATTGGTTGATTTACAATATAATGGGCCGAAATTATAATATCCTGACGGACATTGACCTGGTGGCGTTCCTATAGGATTTGGAATTTTAAATGGGCTTGCAGTTAATCCGCATAGATTGTCAGCTATACGATTATATCCGTTAGGACAATTATCATAACATAAACCACTAAGTGCGACTTTTCCAATAGGACATTTTGGAACTGTATACATCCAACCATTATTGCATGTAGCACCATTATTGATATATCCTGGCGGACATACTGGTAGCGTTCCAATAGAAGTTAAAAATTGATTTGGGTTGTAGGTATATGCTCCATCCCAAGTATATCCTACCGAACACTTAGATGCTGGTTGTGGATTATTAATTAATTAATTCATCAAAATTTTCAGTTATATTAGAACAATTATATTCTCCTGTTGTAGCATAAGAACAATCCATATATATATAATAGATATTATTTTTTTTTAAAGTTTTAAATTCTTACATAAAACATCTTAATAAATATAAATTTAAAGTATTTTATATATATATTTTCATTTTTTAATTAGATTTATTATCATCTATTAATTCATGTTCATTATACATTTGATTTGTTGTGTGAAAACAATAATTATTGTTTTCACATAACGACAGTTTGTAAATATAGCTTGAACATTAGAAATTGATATATCTGAAGTTATAACAAAAATTGTAACCAGAATATTAAATGTTTATTAAAAAAAATTATTTAATAGTAAAATGCAAGTATGTGCTACAATATTTATGCTTGGAAATATAGATAGTGCATTTGGACCATTATTTGCTATTCAATTATCATCATTTTTAATTACACTTGTTAGGAAAAATATAATTAAAACTAATATTTGGCATTTTTTATAAATGTATTTATTTATTATTCATTGCAAATTGATTTTATAATTTTCCAAGTAATTTCTGTAAATTTATTTTTCTATCTAAGATTCACAAAATGTTACAATAAATATATATGTTGGACTATCATATATTGATTATTTTTATTCTACAGACAATATCCATTTTTAATTAAATATGATACAACAATAAAAACTATATTTTTAATTAAATATTTATTTAATAATATTACTTTATTTTTAATATTAATTATTTAAGATTTCCAAACATTAAATCAATTTCTTGGGATTGCTTTTAATATTTTAGAATATGATTCTTGTCTAGTTTTTTTATCTATAAGACTTAATTTATGAAATTCATCATTAAATAATTTTTGAATTATTTGTGTTTTTTCAGTTTCAGTTAAAGTCTTATAATGTTTATATGTTTGTATAAACATATTTATTCTGTCAATAAAAAGTTTTTTATAATATTTATCTAAAAAAATTTCATCCCAAGATTCATTCCAATATTTAAAAATTTCATTTTGTAAAAAAAGCATAGTTTTAGTTTTTCTAATATCATTAGGAAAATTATAAATTTTATTAAATGATTCTAAGTCATCTATAGTTATAAAACAGTATACTTCATCTTTCCCATTAATATTTTCATGGACTGTTTTATCTGAAATATTATATGATTCTATAAAGTTTTCAATAAATGATAAATCATCTAATTTTTTATCACTTTCTACTAGTGTTTGTTCATCTTTAATTAATTGTTTTAACCAAATATAACTCATAATCATAAATCCAGTTCTACCATGACCTGCTGAACAGTGTAATAAAATATTTTGCCTAGATAATTTTGTTTCAAAAAATACATCTAATATTAACCAAAATTTAATTAAATTATCAAGTGTAGGAGGTTTATAATCTTCTACTATCAAGTCAAAAAAATTACACATTCCTTTTTCAGAATCTACAAAATAATTTTGATTACAATTTCTATTGAATGCTAATTTTTCTTGTTCAATACCAGATGAATTAAATGTAATATAAAAAACAATCTCTTCTTTTACTAGTAAATTAATACAACTAGTAAATCGAGACTCATTTGTTTTATACCATGGATCAGCAGTTCCAAATATTTGAATATTTAGATCTAAATTGACATATTTATGAATTTTAGTACATTTTGTTATTTTAAGGTCATGATCTCTAATTTTAACTCTTTCATTAGCTCTACCTTTTAATTTGGTTAATCCAGAAACTACATTAGCAAGATTCTCCAATTTATATTTTTCACCACCATAATATTGGTCTTTTAAATTTAAATATTTTATTCGGTATTTTACATATTTTTCTTTATAAATCATATCATTCAAAATTGTATTTTCTTCTAAATACATTATAATAAATTATAGAAAATAATTTAATATATAAAAAATGTCTAAATATCAAAGAGAAAATTACAAAATTAAGCAATTAAATATTATTTGGAAAAATGATACCGTTTTAGAAAGTATTACGTGTAAAAAGAATACTATAAATGTAACACATAATTTTTAAAATATAAACTTATTGCATTTTTATTGAAAATCCTAATGAAACATATTATTTAAAAATATGTTTCACTTTTGTTAGCTCTACCATTTATATGAAACTTTGTTAAATATTTAAGTATTAAGAAAAAACTATATAAATTAAAAACTATAATAGAAATATAAATAATATTAAATATTATGTTTCATTAAATAAAATTAATGATTAAATAATCATATATATAGAATATAATGATGGTAATAATAATTTTTAATATTTCTTAATATTATTTTTGTAATATTCCATATTTTTTTTATTATAATCAGTTGATTTAACAACATTATGGAAAATATATTCATAACAAATTTTACAAATGATAAATAATGGAAGATATTTATAATTATTAGAAAAAATATATAAATATAATAAATATTCTTTTGCAAAATCAAAAAAGAATATTAAAAATTTACTATTTTTATATACACTAAATAATATTACTCCAATCATCCTATATAGAATAAAAAATAATAGATAATTATCTAATTTAAAAAATAAAAATAATAATAAATAACTAATTAAATCATTTATCTTATCTCGTAATTGATAATAAAATTTAGTACAGAACTTACTTTCTATTTTATAAAATATTATAAATAATGTGTCTAATAAATCAAATAGTGTTAATAAAATTGGTAATATTAATAATAAATATTTATTAATAAATGGATTATTTAAATTCTTTGATAATACGATAAATGATATAATAGTAGTAGTATATCTTAAAATTATACCTTGAGTAACTAATTTTTCACAAATCTTCATATATATATATACAATTATTTAAATCAAAATATAAATTAATTAAAAAAAATATCTAATTATATATTTTATACACATAATAAACTTATGTTTTTTTTATATACAGGAAGTGTTATTCAATGACAAACTTAAATAAATAATTTAAGTTTTCTCTAGCCTTGTCAAAATAAATGCTAAAAAAATATTAATAATATGTGTCTTTATGCAAATCTAGACTGTAAAATCATATACAGATTTAATTATAAAATATAAATTAACAGATCAAGTTTAAAATATTTAATAGATATACAAACTTTAACATTTCTAAAATAAATTAAGACCTGTGTTGTCTTCTAAATTTTTGAATAACTATCTCCATACAACCATAAATAATTTTAAAATTAATATGAATATAAACAATATTTTCATATTCTCTTAGTGCCATAAGAGATTTAATATAACGAACCAAAGCTTTCCTTTTTTCAAAATTATCATAATATTCTTGGATTTCGCTTATTGATAATGTAAAACGAGGATAGATTTTAACAATCAAATCTTTCCCATCATACACTCCACGACATTTTGTACAAAAATCAAATAATTCTTTTTTTTTACCAAATAAATAATGATGAATAGTTGGATGAATCCGATTATATTCTGTTATATAATCACCTAAAGAATTTTTAATTGCAACAAATTGTACTGTTTGTCCACCTTCCTCTTTACATTTTTTATAAACATTTGGATTATTACTATTAGATTCGATCAATGCAAATGGTCGTTTCGATTTATTTTCTTGTACACATGCTGCACTTTCAACAACTGGACCAGTTACTTGTACACATGCTGCACTTTCAACAACTGGACCAGTT